ATTGTCCCAAATTTGATAAACATTATTGAAATTATTACAATATTTTTTCAATTCGTTTAAATACATTTCTGAAAAGTATTTTTTAAATGATTTTTGAACATCAACTATTATCAAAGTATCTTGATTATAACTTTCAAAAGTTTTAAGAAATTTCATAAATTATATATTAAATAAAAAAACCCATCATTTCTGATGGGTTTAAAGTTTATAGTAGTAAAATTATGCTTCTTCGTCTTCTTCCTCTTCCTCTTCTTCTGGAAGTGCTTCACCTTGAGCCTGTGGCTCTTCAAATTCTCCTTGTGCTGCTTGAGCTTCAGGTTGAGCTTGTCCTTGTGGTTGAGCTTGTCCTTGTGGTTGAGCTTGTCCTTGTGGTTGAGCTTGTCCTTGTGGTTGAGCCTCAGGTTGAGCTTCTCCTTGTGGTTGAGCTTCTCCTTGTGGTTGAGCTTGTCCTTGTGGTTGAGCTTCTCCTTGTGGTTGAGCTTCTCCTTGTGGTTGAGCCTCAGGTTGAGTCTCAGCCTCACCTTCTACTTGAACTTGTGGCTGTCCTTGTGCTTGACCTTGTCCTTGAGCTCCGCCCATAAGTGCGTTACCTGGAAGTTTTTCAATATCAAGATTGTTCATGTTTATGTATTTAATGATCTCTTCAGCGATGTCAACATCACCAAAAAATTGACGAAGGTTTTTACCTGTTGTATCTTTAACTTTTTTCACATAAGCATTGATTAATGATTGTGGAATATCGATCATAGTCTTAACTTTATAGATATCGTTAATTTGGAGAACAGATTCTTTAATAATTTCTTCTCTATTTTTTCTAATACGATAACTTTCAAATGTTCTAATGTGTTTCATTTTCAAATTCTGATTTTTTATAATGTATATATTATATTAAAAAAATGTCTTTTTTTCAATAATTAATTAATCAGTATTGCTATTAATATTCCTAAGATTGTTCCTCCTATACCAACACCGTAAGCTATGTTCCTTTTTTTCTTTAATGTGGATACTTCATCATTTAAAAGAGTTATCTGTTTATCTCTAACGGATATTTGGTCGTTGCAAAGTTTAGAATCATCTTCGCAGTTTTTTAATCTTTGTGTGAGATTGACTATCTGATTATCTTTATCAATTACTTGGCCTTTGTATAAGATTAAGTCTGTTTCTAGTTGAGAGACTTGTTTTTCAAGTTTGTTTATCACCTTTACATAAGAAAGACTTAAACTATCACATTCGGCTCCTGCTTTCTCTAATAGATTCACTAATTCAAATGTGTTATCAATTTTTTGAGCTTGTTCATAAGTCATTATGACAAATTTGTTTCCTAATGAGTCTTTTTCAATTCTTGGGTATTTTTGACTAAATGTCAAAAATGAAAAGAACATAAATAATGTTGTTATAATTATTGTTTTCATGAAATTATTTTAATTTTTCTAATAATGACTCAATTAAGTCTTCATCTTCTCTTTTTATTGGTTCTTTTTTCAAATTATCAATCTTATTTTTAGTTTTTTGATAATCTGATTGCCATTTGGTTACATCTTTTTTAGCCAATTTTAGTTCTAATTTTGTTTTCGCTAACTCTTGTTCTACTATTTTAATTAAATTGTCTCTTTTTTTAATTTCAATTTCTCTCTTATCAAAGTCTTTTTCAAGTTTAATATTAACAGTTTGTAAAGAATCTCTAACTTTTTGAATTCTTTCAAATTCTTGTTCTAATTTTTTATATTCTTTTTTGTATCCAGTTCCTTTAAGAAACCACATTGAAAAGAATAAAATACAGAAAAGTAACAGTAGAGCTGTTACTATATTTTGAATGCTTAGTTTAAAATTCATTTTTGGTATTTTAATTTTAGAATTATTTATTTTTTTATCCATGGTCTATATATAATTTTTTTTATGTTATTATTGATAATTAATTTTTTTATATATATTTGTGAAAAAAAATAAAATTTAATAAATGTATCAAACATTATATTGCTTCGACTTTGATGATACCTTAGTTCACACAATGCTTCCTGATCCTGGTATGCAAATTTGGGAAGAAAAAACAGGAAAACCCTGGCCTTACAAAGGTTGGTGGTCAAAGTTTGAAACTTTAGATATGAATATATTTGATACTCCTAAAAATGAGTGGACTTATAAAAAATATTTAGACGCCAAATCAGATCCAACTGGTTATTTATTTTTAGCTACTGGTAGATTGGATAAAGTTCCTGGAATGAGAGATGGTGTTCAAAAGATTTTAGACCATTATGGTTTGGAATTTGATGAGGTTTTTCTGAATTGGGGCGAAGATACTTTTAAATTTAAAACACAATTATTTGAACAAATGATAGTAAAAACTGGTTGTAGACATTTTATTATGTATGATGATAGAAAAGACCATCTTCCACATTTTGAAGAATGGGCTCAAAAACAAAGTTGTACTGTCACTGTAGTTGATGTGGTGAATAAAACTTTAAAAACTTTCTAATAAAACAATAATATAAGTCATATGGCAACTATAACAAAAAAGAAAACACAAAGTAAGGCAAAAGAAATACTTTCAAAACCTTATAGATTAGATTTACATAATGATGATTTTAACTCTTTTGATTGGGTTATAACTTGTCTAATGAAAGTTTGTAATCATGAATATGAACAAGCTAATCAATGTGCTCACATTGTACACTTCAAAGGTAAGTGTGATGTTAAGTATGGTGATTATGAAACCATTTCAACTATGAAAGAAAAGTTACAGAATTCAGGTCTTTCTGTTACTATGGAAGAAAATTCCTAACCAATTCCAAACCAAGTACCTCCCATATTTGATTTACCAGATTTTGGTTTAGCTTTATTTTTTGCTCTCAAAAATGAACCATAGTCAACGCCTTCAACAAAATCGATGTTACTCATACATTGATTTATGAATTGCATTATTTCTTTATCAGTGTGTTTATTAGACCACTCATCAACCATTTCTTTAAAGTCGGTTTTTTGAAATATAGAAGTAGTGTTTACGATAGTCATTACGCAGTCATCGTGTCCTACATCTGCTGCATATTTAATATTACCCGCTGTGGTTGTGTGCTTTACAAAAGTAGTGATTTCTCTAATAGTATCTTCATTGTTTATTCCAAATCCTTTTGAATACATCAAATCTTGATAGTCTTTAACCATTAGATTTTTATTTTCTCCAACTTTCAGCCCAACTTTTTCTTCCGTGGCGTCAATTCTGTGTTTATATCTTACAAAAATAGCTGATCCGTAATCATTTTTACCATCAAAAACGTGTGGCATTTCTGCTAAAAGAGTATTTCCGTAATTGTTTAACTCTAATACTACTTTTACATTTTCTGGATTGAAGTATTCAAAACAAATTAAATATAAAAGTTCTGATAATTGTTTTATTGATATTATATTACTTCTAAATATTCCTATTTGTTCTAATTTGAAGAAATCGACAAGTGATTTATAGTTATTTTTCTGCATGTCTATTACTTCTTTTGTTTTATTGTTAATTCTAAATATATTTATAACTGAGTAGTCTTGTCCTAATCCTTCTGAGATATCGACGGATATTATAACTTTATAATCTTTTCTTTTTAAAGGTATGAATATATCATCATCATCTACAAATTTCAAATCTGAGTAACTGAATTTAATTTTCTTATCAAACTCTAATATTTCTTCAAATATGTAGTTTTTCTTATTTTTTAACAACTCATCTATAATATTCTCATTTAACAATGATTTTGATGCATTTATAAATCTAAGACCATATTCTTGATTAAATGCGTCTTCGCCACCTATATCTTTTATAGCCTCTTCTTTCCAAGTAGTCACTTCAGCTAAAGATCTTATAGAAACCTCAAATCCCCTATTATCTTCAATTGATAAAGATTTAACTTCTTCATCTGAGCAATTCTCATTATTGTATACCTGAATTATATCTTTTTGTAAATCTGAGTTCCAACTCATTTCTATTTTTGTTTTATTATTCCATTTTTCTTTGTATAGTTCAAAAACATCTTCTTTTGTAATACCGTGGTCATATAATTTGTGTGTATTTAGTCTTAGATATGTCACAAATCGTCCAGGAACTTGATGCCAATATACTCTCATCGCTTTGTAGTTATTCTTCTGTGGATCCCCCTCTGGTCTTTCTGCATCTGTTAACAACTTATGAAATAAGTTCATACCATTTGGAGTTGAAGTGATAATAATCTTTGAGTTTTGAACAGCAGCGGTTGTTGGAAAAGCGGCCGTATAGTATGGTTCTATAATATTAGATGGTATGTGAGCAAACTCATCTAAGTAAAGCACATCAATAGTAAAACCGATAGCTGGAGTCTTTGTTCTAGCTGATGTTTTAATTCTACATCCATTTTCAAATGTTAATGACTTTTGATTCCAAGTTTTAATACCTGGCTTTAAGAAAAAAGGTAGTAATGAATAGATTGATTTAATTTTATCAACAATCTCTACAGCCGTATCTCCCTTATTGGCAACAATCATTATATTCTTATCGTTATCAAATAGAATTTTATGTAACATGAAAATAGCAGATGAGATTGTTTTACCAACCTGACGAGAAGCCATAAGTATATTAAATCTACTGTTTACAAAGTTGTCAAGTATTTCTTTTTGATAGTCTCTTAGTAGAATATTACCAATAGAACCATCTTCTCTTTTTACTTTACAGTATTTCTCAACAAAATAGTGTACATCCAATGCACATCTAACATATTCTTGTTGTTCATCTGGTGTCATTTTGAATGTGACACCGGATCTTCTTAATCCTACTTCACTTTTTAGCCAAGGATTTTGATATCGTTTAATAACAATACCATCATTTATTTTATCTGTTGACTCATCCACTAATTTAGTGGTGAATATCATTTGTTTTTCTTGTTGCTCTTTGGCTGCCATAAGGACAGAGAATATTTTTTTATATATATTGTAAAAAACCACTTCTATGTCTAAATCAGAGCAAGAAAGAAACAGATTAAAAGATGAGTTTGACCAAATTCAATCAGAAGGCGGTGAGTTTGATATATCTAAACACTTAGCAAAACCAGAAGATTTACCGGATTTAGGTGAAATAGAAATTTATGACTATGATGCCGACTTAACAGTTGCTAGTCAACAGTCTATGAATGTATTAGAATCACTTGTTGATTTATATTTAGGTGACGTTCCTCAGCTTAAAGAACATCCTTATATTAAAAATAAAATGAAAGAAGATGCTGTTGTTTATGCTGAAGGTATATTCTTAACAAAGATGACTAGAAAGAATTTCTTATCTCAATTGAGACAAGTAGACAATGGTGATAACTCTGCTAGAATGCACGAGGTTGTAAATCAAACAATTGGTCAAATTAGAGAAAATGCTAAATTCTTATCTGGTCAAAAAACAGAATTAGAAAAATTCTATAAGACATTAAGAAAAGACTTAGGTTATAATGAGATTGAGAATCAAGAACCTAAACAATCAGAAGAAGATGGTGACGGCCAACCGGACGGAGCAATTATGGACAGTAGATCACTTAATGAGATGATAAAGCAAGCAATGATAAATAAAGATGGTGAAAAGAAAGGTTAGAATCTATTTATAAATCTTTCGTAAGTTTTCATAATTCTATCAATACTGATTTTAATTTCCAAATTTGTAAACATATTTACTTTATTATAAGTAACTCCTTTTATATCTAAAATAATTTCATTTTCTTTTACTAAACTCTCTACACTACTTTTTATATCGGATTCGGTATTGGATAAGATAAATCTAAGAACGTCATTTATTGATTTTGCTAAATTTAAAGTTTTTATCTCATCATCATAGAAATAAATTTTCTCATATTTTGGTATTTCTTCGTTAGTGAATTTAGAACCATCTGTTTTGTATCCTACTAAATGTTGTAGAAGTAGTTTTACTTTTTTATGAGCCGTTTTATCTTCATCTCTGTTGAAAAATGTCTCTGATATAAAGTAATAATTTTTTATTTTAAGTCCAAGTTCTTCTTTTAAATAAGTTTCTAACTTCTCAATCAAAAAATCGTAATTTGATTTGGTATTTTTCGAGCAAATAAAATAAACATCATCATCAGAATTTTTTAACGTTATAAAATGTTCTTTCCATATTTTATAGTCTAAAGATTTAATTAAATCCGGTTTCATAAATTCTTGCATTGAAAAAGCTAAACTTGTGATTTCAATTCTGAGTGATTTACAACGATTCTTTATTTTTTCAAAAAGTTCACTTTGTATCCAATATTCTACACCATCGATATCAATAGATACTCCTTTTTTTCTATAAATTGATTTTCTTATCAGATTAAACTCTGATTGAGTTATTTTGACTAGTGGTTCATTTGGATTTTTTTTAGAAACAATCCAAACCTCACTGTCTACTACAATTGCGGTATTTAAGTCAAAGAAGTGTGCATTCATGATTTGTAATTAGTTACTTTATATTTTATTTCATGTGGCATATCATCAAATCTTGAACCATCGTAAGTTCTGTCTTTCCATTCAACTCCACCACTCAATTCTTTGTCAAAACTTCTACATTTGTTACATTCTTTTGGATGAACTAATCCTTCGTCTGTTTTAATAAAATTTAATTCTGTGTAAGTAAAATGTCCTTTACACCAAGGGTTTGAGCATACTGATTTAAAACTTTCCATATAGTATATATAAAAAAAGAAACCCATCAAATTGATAGGTTTCTTTAATTACTTTACTAAATTTTGACTTAGTGCAAAGTCGTATATTATTGGTAAGTTTAAACATCTTTTGAACTCTTCTCTTATATCTTTTAGTTTTTTAGATTTTTTGATTATGTTCATAATAGATATTCCAAATTCTTCTTGAAAGATTAAATAACAATAAGACCAATTTTTTTCATAGTGATCTAAACATTTCCATTCTGTGTGTCCGCCTGTTAACCAATATAGTGATTTTTCGGGTGTTATTTTATTTTCATCTATTTCAAATTCAAAATTCCATATTTCGTGATTATTGTCTAACATTTTCATCATAATAGCTACACCTTCTGCTATATCTGTTGTTGTTTCTTTACCAATTTCAAAAATAAAAGTTTCTTTTAGTTTATTTATTTTAATTTTTTCGTCAGAGAATACTACCTCTGATGGTTCTTCAATCGCTAATTTTCTTTTTTTCATGGTTTGAAAATTATTTTTTGACACCACTTATCCAAGTGCCGTTAAATTGTCCACCCTCCCATATTCCGTTCTCCCACGTTCCGTAAAATTCACCTTTTGTGAATACTCCGTAGTTCCAATTTCCTGATAGAAAGTTTCCATCATGCCAAATTAAAGTATTATTTTTTATTTCAATTATTGCATCACTAATTACAGAGTCAATTAACCAATAGAATTTTTCAGATTCTAGTATTTCTAAAATTTCTTTGGGGTGAGTGAAGACTTTATTATTGAATTTTAACTCTTTCGGTGGTGTTGCAAATGCTTTGCCTAAATTCATAGTTAATAAAATTGTTTGTTAAAATATATATTCTGACTTTTTTATCGAATATTTACTAAAACATGGATTTTTTAAGATTTTGATAAGAAAGTCAGAAATTTTTTTTTATTAAATATATGTAATAAAAAAAACCACTCAATTTGAGTGGTTTTTTAAGATTTTGATAAATCATCAAGAAACTTTTTTTCATTACTTGTCAATGAGTTCATTCCGGATTTGAATATTTTATCAAGAATAGCGTCAGTTTCAAGAACTTCGTTTAAGATATTGGAAAGTTTTTTATTTGAGCTTTTAGACTCTGTAAAAACTTTAGTATTCTTTTTAGTTCTAAAATCAGTAGGTTGAATCTTCAAAAGTCTATCTTTTTCTTTTTGAGAAAGATGATTGTAGTTGGAATTCAAATAAAGACCTTTATAAAGAGGTTTTGAAAAACTATCTCTTAAAGCTTCTTTTTTCACACTACCAATTACATAAGATTTGTCTTTTTCCCAGTATAATAGTGTAGAACCAGACTCTTTGAACACAGCCAATGTGCCAGGTTGTAGATTAAGTTGTTCACAGATAACATCAAGTTGTTGACTGTTATACTTTTTGACTTCAATACAGATAATATTTGACCAGTTCATCGTAGTGTTTTTTTATTTATACAAATATACAAAATTTTTATAGAAAACCAAAGAGTTTTTAAATTTTAATTTTTGTTTTTACTATTAATGTGTAAATATAGAAAATTCGGCATAAATAAAATAATATATACAAAAAAATTAAATCATTTTGATGAAATATTTACACTCAAGAGATAACTACCTGAAAAATATTAACGAAAGAAAAATAATCCAACAAGATAAAATGTTGGAAGACCTAACAACTAAATTAATTTTAGAAGAAAATGCTCCGGGGTCTGGTGCTTTTGGTAACAACGTAAAATGGGGAGACTCGCTTTTAGGAAGATTCATAAATTTTGTTATTCGTAAGATTGGTGTAGGTGTTGATATGGGTAGAATATCTTTAGTTTCTAAACAAATGAAATCTGAATTTGAAAGATTAGTTAGTGAATCGGCTATTAGAACACTTTCTAAAGAAGACCAGGAAGACATTTCAAAAGTTCAAATCTCTTCTATTTTAGGAGTTCTTAAAAAAGCTGTAGATGATGGTGAGAAAGTTAGTAAGATTAAAGACATCACACAAAGTTCTATTGATAATTTAGAAGCTTTAGAAGTTAGTGAAAAATCAGAAGAGTCTAAAAAAGTTATAATTTCTGCTTTAGAAGAATTTTTAAAGTTCTTAGAAAAGTATAAAGATTCTGATGGTAAAGGTGGTCCTTTATCTGAAGATGCTGAAAAAACTACTGATGATGATGTAAAAAATGAAGAAGGAAAACCTGGTGATAAAATATCTATCAAAACAGGATACCCTACAATGATTAAGAACTTGAAAGCTCTTTCTTTGGTTTTGGCTAATTATAAGAAATTTAAACCTAAGGCTATTGCATCAGCACCTGAAGATTATTTTCACATTACAAAAGGTGGTGAGACTATTGAGGTAATTCAAAAAGATGTCAAAATTAATAAAAATAAATTGGCAATTGAGCAAATCTGGTTATCAAATGCAAAAACTTTAGAACCTTATACTATAAAGGCTGATAAATCCAAAATGGACAAAAATAAATTACAATTAGGTAAAGATATAAAAATCAAATTGTCTTTAGTTAAAGAAAGTTTCATATTCGAGGAAGGTCCAATTCAAACTACTATGGTTGGTGATAAATCTGGTATCGGTTCTGGTGGTGCTAAAGATAGAAATGTCGGAACTGGAAAAGAAGACCATTTGACACAAGCTTATGGTAAATTAAAGAAAGCCTGTGAGGTGTTGGAAGATCCTAAAGATAAAGGAATCGGTGTCACATTTGATTTCTTAAAAGCTATCACTGATAAGTCACTTGATGAAAAAAACAAAGAAACTATTAAATCTTTATATAAAGAGATACTGAGATATTTAATTGGTGATAAAAAAGCTACTTTAAATGCACCGGCTGATAGTTTGTTTGTTGAATCTGTAGATACTATCAAAGATAAAAATAAAAAAATCATTGTAGCTGAGAAAATAGCTAGATTTACAGTGAGAGCTATTCAATTTGATGGTCAAAATCTTTATGGTGGATTGGGTGATTTGGGTAAACCACTTCAACAGTTTGTTGATTCAATGAGAGAATTGAAAAAAATTAATCCTGAAGAACTTAAACAAGTTGAGAAAAAACAAGAATCTATATTATTAAAATATAATTCATATTTAACATTAATTAGAGAAGCAGAGGGAGATGATCCAAAAACTCAGGAAGAACCACAAGGACAAGTTCAAGGTGAAAATAAAGAAGACAAATCTGCTGAGATTTCAAAAGAGATTAAAGAATACTTTGATGAAAACTTAGACTTCGAAGCTTTCTTACTTTCTGAAGAAGAAATAAAAGAAGTTGAGGAAAAAGTAGAAGATGCTTCTAAAAAAGGAGGTAAATCAATCGTTATTAATGGAATGAATCCAATAATGGAAATTATTAGACTTTTTAATAGAGCTTATAAACTACACACAACAGATGTTATTCCAGGAGCTAGAACTGACGGTGCTGTTGATAGATTAACTTATAATGAATATACTAGATTTGGTAGTTCTTCTGGTGCACCTTCAGCAACAGAACATGGTCCTTATAGACATAAAAAGACTTTCAATATTTGGGAAAATGCTGTTATGGATATATTTGCTGATACTAGATTCTCACCAGTATTTGCAAAAGAAACTGTTTTAGACGACGGTGCCGGAAATGTTAGAGAAGGAGCTGGTGTTGCTTTAAGACAACTTATGTTAGATTTATTGGATGGTGATGAACTTTATAAATCGGGTAGTAGTGGTGATTCTGCGGGAGCTCAAAAGAAGGCTATTGAGAAATACTTTGGTGAAACAGCAACAACTTTCTTTGAAACTAACTCAGACGTTCAGTTGGGTATGGTTGATAAGAAAACTGGAAAAAATGATATGGAAATCAATAGTGAAGTTGCAAATTCTATAACTATTTCTAATTTACAATTTGCGAAGTTAAGCTCTGTTACAAATGATGATGTCATAAAAGAAAGTAAATTTAGATTTACTACTTTACAAATGAATGGTAAAGATAAAGATGGTAAAATAGTTCGTTGGTATCTTTTTGTTAATGAGATGGCAAATGATAAATATTATGTTATGATGTCTAAGACAATGGCTTGGTTTAAAAACATGATACAAAGTGAACATCCATCTAATCAGATAAGTAAAGGAGATTCCGATGTAACTCCTGAGTTGAGAGATAGATTAGGAAGTGGTCCATATCCTATTATTCATACAGTTATGACTAAGAAGACTTTAGAAAGTATTGCAAATAATAGAGCTAAAACAATTGAGGTAAAAGGTATAATAAAAGTAGAAGACAAGCCTAAGACTATTACAGAAAACATAACAATAATTAATATAAATTGGTTGGTTCTTAGAGAAATGGAAGATAATAAATTGAAGAGTCAAAGTATTCTTAAATTGGATTCTAAAGAAGGTGTTGCAAATTCTTTAAAAAGTATTAAACCTTCATTTATAAATTACAGAGAGCTTGTTGATAAAAAATATGATGAGGGAAAATTTACCCCAATTGTGAATAAACTGACATGAGATATCTAAGAAAATATGATTTTTTTAAGGAAGTATTGATGACGAGTCACAAAAATAAAATGATTGAAGTAGGAAACGAGCTTAAAAAAGACACTCAATAAATTCAAAGTAAAAAGTAAAAAAAGAAAAAAACCTGTTTTTTCTTTTTTATATATACTATAAATTAAAAAAAATATAAACAATATGGCAATTCAAATTGGAAAATACAAGAGACCAGGAATCTTCTTAGAAGAGTTTGACAAGTCTGTAATCACAAGCCCAGTAGTTGAAGGTATTACAAACCTTGTTATTGGTGTTTCAAGAAAAGGGCCTGTTAATACGCCGATTAGAATAACTACAACTAGTGAGTTGGAGTCTATTTTCGGACAATTAGATAGAGGATTAGAAAGAAAGGGTTCATTCTTTCATAGAACAGTTTCTAAAATGGTGGAAACTGCTCCAGTTTTCGCTATGAACCTTTTAGTAACTGATGATACATTAGATGTTATTGAGTATCAATCTCTATCATCTTCTGCAGCTTCAAGTAATGATATTGAAAGAGAGGGTCCTTATAGAAGATTCTTTGATACTACAGGTTTCTGGAAAAGAGACACCGATTCTTTTATTAATCTTACTAAAAATTCATCAGGTTATTCTGAGAGAGCATTCAATATTACTAACCTTTCGGATAGATATGTTTCTGTTTTCATCTTTAAGTCTACTTTAACTGGTTTTGACAGAACTCTTTTAGAATATTATGGTTCTATTGAGAAATTACCTTCATATGTAAACGCTTTAGATTACGCTTCTGATTATCTTGTTGATGTTGTTATTATCGCAGGTGATTGGTCTAATTATCAAGAGTTAGCAATTGACCCAAGATGGAGTAATTACTTTAGTGCATCTGGTCTTAGAAAAGCTCAAGTTAGAAACTTTGCAGATGATAGAAATATTACAACATTAGCATACTACGAAGGATTGTCATTAATCCCATATTTTAGAGACCTTAACGGTAGAAATATTTTTATTGAAACTACTATTAACAGAGATACTGATAGAACAGGTGTGTTCTGTGCATTTAACAATGATGTAGTTGAAACTGATTACTACAATGGTGTATTAGACTTATTGGGTAATACAATTGCTGATGGTGGTGAAAATGAAATTAACTTCTTATCATATAAAGAAACAATTACTGAAGATGTTAAGATTGTTTCAACACCTCTTGACTTACCGGGTAACGTAACTGCAATGTTAGGTGATTTAGGTCCATCATATGGTTCTTACTCGTATCATTCACAAGATACACACGCTTATGGATTTGACTTGGGTGGTGTCAATAACTTTTCAGAAACTCTATTGACTACTGGTTTAGTTGAAAATCCTGAAAGAACAGCTTGGTTTGGTGAAGGTTCGGTTTACAACGTGGATTTAGTTTCATCTACACCTGCTATCGTTACAGCTACAACATCTATTAGTGTGACATACGGAGCTGGTCCAGGTGCATATGGTGTGATTGGTGATACTCTTATTCCTATCGCTGCAACTGCTACTTTAATTATGAATGCTGGAAATTATCCTTTTAGTACAACTCTAGCAACTTACTCATCAGCTTTTGTTTTAGATACAACTGGAGAGATTTCTGTTGTTAATAGTTTGTCTGTTGGTGTTAATCCAGCGGTTGGTGCTACTGATATCGTTTTAGGATATATCGACTTAGGAGTTGCTTCTCAGTCTTTCGTTTCTCCTTTATCTTTCTCAGTTGAAGATGTGACAATTGAAAATGGTGGATATATTGAACATGAATTTGGAACTTTCTCAACTAGTGATTACTACATTTCTGAAGTTACTGTTGGATCTGGTGTAATTAAAATTGAATTCCCTGGAACAAATGATACACCATCTGTTACAAATTACAAACAATGGAGAAAATTCAAAATGTTTAACAGATTGGTTAATCTAATTGATAGTCCTAACAGAAATAGAATGTCATTGGTATTAAATCCAGTTACATATGAAAAATACAGTTTTGAAAATATTACAATTTCTAATATTGTTCAAAGTTCGGTTTTAAATAAATCATTTAACTTAACTACTGGATTGACAACGGCTCAGTTATATCATATCTTAAATGGTTATTTAGTAATCTATACTGAAGATAATGAATTTATCTTAGGTTCTGAGGGTGTTCAGACTAAATCAGATATGGCTGACCTTAATAACAACAGTGATTCTATTGGTGTTGTTGGTAAATACTCAACATTCTACACTAAAAACTATGATGGTCAAATCAATACAAAAGATTACTTCTTTAGTAATAGATTATTCTTAGACGCATCTGGAGCATCATCTAGTAATTCAAATTTACTTAATACAACAGTTGATGTTTTATTCGTAGATGGTGAAGAAGCAACAAATGGTGGAAACACTCAATCTTGGGCTGGTTATGATTATATCATTTTCAGATCAGATGTTGCAAACTGGGATCTTGAAATTAACTTAGCGACATTTGAACAAGTTTATTTCCCTGATTCTACATTAAATACTGGTTCGTTTACAATTAATAGTAATGAAGTAACTGCTTTTAATGGTAAAACTCCACAACAAATCGCTGGTCTTTTAGGATATGGTAATGGTTCAGGTTCTTCTGAGTATTACGCTTACACAGTAGCTGAAGAAGTTGTTTATGAGTCACTTACAGAAGTATCAAGAATGTATGATTATCTTGTTAGACATTATTTGAGAATGTATGTAGATAATGATGCTACATTATATGTTGAATTTAAAGATTCTGATTTAGCAACTGACGTTGATGTTGCGGCTTTAGCAAACAACACTTTCTATGTTAAATCTGAAAAATCAAATTTCAAACAAACAGTAGAGATTGAAATTCCATCTGGATATGTTCAAGTTCCAAATAAAGTTTTGATTAACGGATCTAGATATTCAGAAGTAAAAGTTGGTGATTTCTTAGAAGCTTACTACGATGCTACCACATTACAAACTGGTCAATATCCAAGAAAACTTACAAGAATCTTGTCTAAAAGACAATACTCTGGTGATGCTTCTTTAACTGAAGTTACTTGTGATTCAAGAATCGCTACAAGATTCTCTGGAGGACAACTTCAAACACAAAGATACTCAACTGTTGACCAATATGCTACGACTTATAAGGTTCTTTCTCTTAAAGGATTTAGAATCAGAAATGCTTCTTTACCTGATGGAACTGAAGCTAGACAAAACTCTGTTTTGAACTTAGTTGCTAAAGGAACTCCATTGTTTAAATCATTGACTAACAAAGAAGCAATTGACTTTAGATATTTAGTTGACGCATTTGGTTTAGGTCTTGCTGAAAAGAGTAAACAACAATTACTTGATATCTGTGGTGATAGATTAGACGCATTTGGATTCATTAATATGCCATCTGCGAGAATGTTTAAAAACTCTTCTTCACCAACATTCGTAAACACAGAAGGTGTGTTACAAATGGAATATGTTTCTAAAGGTGGTGACCCTGAAAGTAATCCAGCATTCCTTTACTCATTTGGAGAGGGAGCAGGAACAACTTGTGTGGGTTATTTCTTCCCTTATGTAAACATTAATGATAATGGTAGACCATTGGACCATCCACCAGCACCATTTGTTGCGACTACTTATATGGCTAAACATATTTCAAATGTTGGAAATGTTACTCCTTGGACAATCGCGGCTGGTGTTACAAATGGTAGAATTACTGGAATCAATTCAATTGAACAAGATTTCACACCAGAGGATATCGAATATTTGAATCAAGCACAAATTAATCCACTAGTATTCAAAAGAAATAGAGGATTCATTATCGAAACTGAGAACACAGCTCAAACACTTGTTAAGTCAGCTCTTTCTTACATCCACGTAAGAGAAGTTCTAATCGAACTTGAAAGAGAATTATCAAGAATGTTGTTAGACTTCCAATGGAAATTTAACACGGCTGATATCAGATCAGATATTAAATTAAGAGCAGATGTTATCTGTGAAACTTATGTAAGTAAGAATGGTTTATATAACTACTTCAATAAAATGGATGAGGAAAACAACACTCCTGAGATTATTGACAACCAAATTGGTGTTCTTGATACATATGTTGAACCGATTAAAGGTATGGGTATCATCGTAAACAATGTAACAATTCTTAGAACAGGAGCTATCGCAGCTGGTGGATTCATCAACGGATAATCTTTAAGAAAAATAATTTAAAAACCCTCGACCTAAAAAGTTGAGGGTTTTTTTATTTAAATCAAACTTTTTAGTGAATTTAGATTATAATAGAGGAGATAATATATGTAATATATAAAAAAAATAATCTAAATTATATGTCAAATAAAAATAATGAAATGTCGGAAGAGGATTACCTAAAAAGACATTTACAAGACTTAGACCAAGGTCAAAAAGAAGCTTCTGGTGATATTCCTTTTGTGGAGAACCCACAGGTGAATAGAACAAGTGACTTACAATATTTCAATATGGATATCAGAGAGTTACCTTGTGGTCAATTCTATCCTACAGGAACACTATTTATGGTTCGACCAGCACAAGTTAGAGAAATTCAATCTTATGCAATGGTAGATGACAACAATTTCTATGATATTGTTGAAAAAATGAATGATATGCTTCAAGCATGTGTTCGTATTAAATATCCTGATGGGAAAATAGGTTCTTATTTAGAGATTAAAGACCAAGACAGATTATTTTTAATTTTCTTAATTAGAGAGTTGACATTCCAACAAGGAAATGCGTTAGCTGTTACTGTTAAGTGTGGTTGTGGTCAGGAGTTGAAAGTTGAATTAGTAAGAAATAACTTTGTTTTCCATGAAATGGATGAGAAATTAGAAAAATATTTTAATATCGGAACAAAAACATATCAGTTTAAAACTATAAATGGTAAATTCTTTGATTTGACTCCACCAAATATCGGACTTCAAAAATCTTTCACTGATTATATCATTCGAGAAAATCAAGATAAGAAAACTCCAAACTTAGCCTTTTTGAAAATTATTCCTTTCTTAATGGCTGGAAGAACTTCAATTACTATTGATGGTGTTAAGTCAAAAGTAAAAGAGTTTGAAGAAATGGATGATATTTCTTTCCAGTTCCTTAATGCAGCTGTTGGAAAGATGACTATTGGTATTTCTGAATTAAAATCAACTTGTGAGTGCGGTGAGGAGGTCCGCACAGATATGCAATTTCCCAACGGAGCCGCAGGTATTTTCGTTGTTCCAGATGCCTTTGACGCATATATTAAAGAATAAGTTATTACTTCAAAAACACTGGAGATTACAAGAATCTGCAATTGATATGTGGCCATTCTTTTTATTAGAAGAGAACATCAAACTTGTTAATGAACTTGCCGAGGAAGAAGATAACTCTCGTAAGAAACAAGAAGGTGAGCAATCTAAAGGAATGCCAAACTACGATGGTATGATGAAAAATATGAGTACTCCTAATCTTGGAAACTTTAGTATGCCAAGCTTCTAATTACAAACATTATAAAACAAAAAAACCCATCAAAATTTTTGATGGGTTTTTTATTTGTATTATTATTAATATCCAGAAACCAATGGTGGTTCGATTCTGAAACTTTGGTCGATATACTCATCAATAAAGTAGTCAGCTACGAAGTCTAATGCAACGTTTTCAATAATAGCGTTAGAGCTCCAGTCTAAAGAGTATCCAGCAATTTTCTTTAATTG